ATAATTCAGCTTTATTAAATACAAAAATAAAAGTTGCAGTCGCTTATAAATCAGGCGATTTAGCAATATATATAAATGGAGTTCAAACTAATACATCAACAACAACTTATACAATAGTTAGCCAATTAACAAGAATTAGATTTAATCAAAATAATTTTACGGGAAGTGATAGCATTTTATATAACCAAGTAATACTATTCCCTACACGCCTAACAAACGCAGAACTTGCTTTAATTACTACATTATAATGAATACCTTTTATAAATATGAGTTTACCCCTACACAATGGGCAACCCTCAGAAAACTAATAGAGCAAACAAGCACTACACCTGAAGGCGAAACAACATCTTACAAAGATTGTGCAGTAGTTGAAATTGGCTTTATATGTTTAGAGTCTGACCAAGAAGGAAAGTGTATTAATTTATCCGACAAGTGGGCAGTTGATATTCTATTCTACACCGAGCCACCGACAGAGTTTACACCTTTTGAAGTTTATCCTAATCCTTGCGGAGTGCATACCTTTTCAGGCGACGAAAGTTTATATTTAAAAACCTTTTGCGACAAGTTTCCCGACTCGCCTTACTGCGTAATACCCGAAGCGATATAAAGTAATAATTTAATTTTATTATCTTTGCAATATGTCAAGAATAAGTCAGTACCCATTAGATACAAATATAGAAGGAAGCGATAAATGGATTGGTACTTCTGTGAACAATGCTAATGCTACAAAGAACTTTAGCGTTGACAATGTTATTGGGTATATTAATAGCTCAGGTGGAGTAGATTCACAAAACCTTAGGTATACCTATCAGAACGTGCAGGGTGATGATGTTAGATTAGCGTCTACCATATCATTTACTCCATCCTTAGGGGATAACGTACCATTCGCAGGCATTACTGAGTGGATAATAAGTGCCTTTTCAAAAGAGGTAAAGGACGTACGCACGTACTACAATGCGCCATTAATTGGCAATACCATACTAATCACAAACGCATTCAACCCTTCAAATTGGGCTATCTTTAGATGGGACTCAGTTACGGTTGATGTGCTTGACCCTGATTTTTATACAATAACGCTTACGCATATTGATTCTACGGGTGAGTTAGTTGTAGGTCAAGACTACCTAATCGCGCTATTAGATTCAGTTGCAGGTGGTAGCGCAACTTGGGGAAATATAACAGGAACGCTATCTGCGCAGACAGACCTGCAGAGTGCATTAAACGCAAAACAAGCTTCTTTAGTAAGTGGTACTAATATAAAAACTATTAACTCAACTACCGTATTGGGCAGTGGAGATATTGCAGTCCAACCAACTTTGGTAAGTGGCACAAATATAAAGACAATTAATAGCACATCCTTATTGGGTAGTGGAGATTTAGTAATTACTACACCACCAAGTGGGATAAGTGGAGCAATACAATTTAGTAATGGTTCAGCCTTTAGCTCTGATGCTACAAATTTCTTTTGGAATAACACTAATAAAAGATTAGGCATTGGATTAAATACTGTTAGAACATCTTTAGATGCGTATAATTATGCTACACCTCCCGTTTTAACTGTAAGCAGTCAAAAAGCTTTTGACATTGCGGGTTCTCTTATAGGTGGGATTCAAGGTATTCAACACCCTACATTAACCGCCCCGTCGGGTGCAATGTATTTTAAAAGTGAATTATCAAACGCAGCCCAAGGTAAAATTACTTTTGAAACAGGAAGTGCATTAGGTTCTATATCTGAAAAAATGGTTATTGGTTTTAATGGTAATGTAGGTATAGGAGAAATAGCCCCGACTGCAAAACTACAAGTTAAAGGCAGTGGAGCAACATCAGCTACTACATCTTTATTGGTGCAGAATAGTGCATTAGCAGATTTATTAATGGTTCGTGATGATGGCAATATAGGCATAGGTACAAATGCACCTACTCAAAAATTATATATGAAAAATGGTGCTGCTCCAATGTTTGGAATTGATACCGTTACGGGACAAACAGAATTAAATATATATAATCAATCAACTTATGGTGCAGCTTTAAAATTAAATTCAGCTAGTGGCAGAATTACTTGGGCAAATGGTTCATATATTGATACAAATAATAACGGACTAATAATGCAAAATAATACAGCAAACACTGTTTTAAGAGTAGCTGCAGCCCCATCTATAGGAAGTACAATTTTTCAAGTTACAGACAATACTTTTGCAACTGGTTTATTTGTAGTAAAAGGAAATGGAAATATTTTAATAGGAACTATAACAGACATTGCAAGTTCTAAGTTAACGGTAGAATCAACTACACAAGGTTTTTTGCCACCTAGAATGACAAATGCACAAGTTCTTGCGATAGTAACACCTGCTGAAGGATTGATGGTGTACAACACAACTATAAGCCATATGTGCGTCTACCAAGCAGGCGCTTGGGTAAAATTAAACCATTCACCAATGTAAAAAAATAATAGTAATATGAAATATATAAAAATAAACACAATAGTTAACCTGACATCAGGTGTTCAAATCCCAAGTGGTTCAGCGGTAATTATCGCAGAGGGTTACGCAGATGTAAAATCTCAGGTAGAAGGATTTATCCCTGCTCAGATTGCAACATTTGTCTATGCATCGTACGAGGCAATGGTTGAGGGAAAGCAAGCTCTTCAGGGTATTGCAGATTTTGCAACAACTTTCTCATACGCAAAGTTACCTGTTACATCATTTGAAACAGTACCCGCTGAGACATTATTGGTCGAGGCTGTTTATGCAGAATTGGCATTAGTGTACGGAGAGTCTAACATAGAAATAGTGACTATCGTATAAGATGAAGGCAAATCTAACTGACTCTACCGCAGATGCATTGTTTACCACAAGTGTTGTAAGCACCATTGCTCATTTTAGCACACAGCTACAGCCGATAGTTAGTCTATTGGCAGGTTTAATTGCTATTGCGAGTGGACTGTTTGCCATAAGGTACTACTACATTAAGGCAAAGGGAAATGGCTAAGATAAAGACCAATGCGACAAGTACCATAAAGGTAAAGGCGAAGAAAAACAATAAGGGGGTGCATTCAAAGAATAATCCACCCGAAAAAAAATATAGGGGGCAAGGCAAAAGAAGATGAACGGATTAATACTATTTTTAACAGCGCGTATACTAACGTATATAATATATCCATTTGGATTTACTTACTCTATACTACTCACTCTATTCAAGAGTGGCTACAAGGAGGTAGATGATTACCTGTTTAAGTGCGCTATAGCAGAAGACCAAAGAGGCAATACCTACCTGTCCAAGCTATTCAACGATGTGCTTATTAAGGTTGGCGGCCATAGATTCGGAGACCCCGATGAGACCATAAGCAGCGTACTTGGAAAGAACCAATTAACAAAGACACTATCCATATTTGGGAAACTATTGAATTGGGTATTAAATAAAATTGAGGATAACCATAGCGTTAAATCAATAGAAAAATAATATATTTGCAACAACTTGAATAAATTTAAATAAAATGACAAAATTAACAGACCAAGAATTAGCTACAGTTAGAGGCTTAGTGCAGGAGTTTAACTCACTAAAGATTCAGCTTGCGGACACGGTAATGCATCAGGGTGTGATTACTAAAAAGATTGAAGAGGTAAGATTATCTTACATTCAGATGGAGCAATCCCTTATCGATGTTTACGGTAAGGATGCATCTATCAACATTGACACAGGTGAGATTACTCAAAAATCAGAAGAGCCTTCTACTCCAACTATGGAGCTTTTTAAGTAATTTATCAAATGGACATCAGGAAGATATCTATAGGGCCTGACTACAAGTCAAGTGCGATGCATTATATCGTAGGGCAGGACGTGCTTAACGGTGCGTACAAGATTCACCTTATAAAGTATGATTCTGATGTCCATTCCATTAAGGTATGGATTGAGTCACAAAAGAAAGAAATTCTTCTTTGGAAGGAGTTCAATGGCTCTATGCCAATCTCTATTGAGTTCAACATAAATTTTTAATAATGAAATCACTATTTGATTTTATTGTGAAGCCATTAGATGGCAAGAGATACAATAACATAAAAAAAATTGGTGGAACTGACTTTATAGTCAGCACATCAGAGGAGGACTTTAACTACTCAAATAGATACGCTGAGGTAATTGGTACACCTGTTAACTACTCAGGGAAGATAAAGGTAGGGGACTTGCTCCTTGTCCACCATAATGTATTCAAGTACTACAATGATATGAGGGGTATGCAGCGAAGTGGCAGGAGCTACTTTAAGGATGACCTATTCTTTGTGGACGCAGAGCAGTTCTTTATGTACTACGATGGAAATGATTGGAATGCGTACAACAGGTACTGCTTTGTTAAGCCAATACCAACTATTGAGTCGTATATATTCAAGCCGTTTAGCGAAGAGCCATTAATCGGCAAGATGTTTATAGTTAATGACTACCTAAAGTCTCAGGGCGTGAAACAGGGTGATTTGGTTACATATCTGCCTGATACGGAGTACGAATTTAATGTTGATGGCGAAAAACTTTATAGAATGTTTGACCATCACATCAGTATGGTTATTTAGTATGACATCAAAAGAAATTAAATTAAAGATAATAGCAGCGGGTCACATTGCGGTTGAGCAGCTGATAAAGGTTGCGAGGGAGGATATCATAAAGAGCGGCTCAGATGATGAGCTATCTGCGGATAGGCTTAAGAACGCAGCGATGACAAAAAAGTTAGCTATATTTGATGCGTTTGAGATTCTAAGCAGGATAGAGGCGGAGCAGCTACAGCTAGAGTCAATTGACAAGGGGGTAAGCAGAACAGAAACAAAAAAAGGATTTGCAGAAAGAAACTCAAGATAACTTATACTCAGTAGTCGTAGACCTGATACCAAAGAATGTTTTATTGATAAAGAATAAAGCAAAGTCTTGGGCATATGGTTACGATGCAAAGTATGATGTTATAGTGATATCAAAGACGGGAGAGATTGGAGAGGTGATATCTATACAAGGACTAAAGGTAGCTTTACCATTAGCTCCAAAAGAGTGTCTTCAAAGACACAAAAATCCAAGGCAACAGTATTGGGAGAGGACAGAGCTGCCAAAGCCATTAGATAAGATACAGACCATCTTTCAGTGGAACGATATGCCAACTGACTTTAAGGATATGTGGGTTGACTACATAGAGGCTGAGTTTGACTACAGGGAGAATGGGTATTGGTTTATGAGCAATGGAGTGCCTTCGTACATAACAGGCTCGCACTATATGTACCTTCAGTGGTCATCCATTGACATAGGATACCCTGACTTCAGGGAGGCGAATAGGATACTGTACATTTTTTGGGAGGCGTGCAAGGCTGACTTTCGTTCATTTGGGATGACGTACCTCAAGATAAGGAGGTCGGGTTTTTCGTATATGTCCTCATCTGAGTGCAATAACATCGGTACATTGGCGAAGGATGCAAGGATTGGGATACTATCCAAGACAGGTGCTGACGCAAAGAAGATGTTCACCGATAAGGTTGTGCCAATCTATAACAGGCTTCCATTTTTCTTTAAGCCCGTGCAGGATGGTATGGATAAGCCTAAGACTGAGTTGGCATTTAGAGTTCCTGCGGCAAAGATTACAAAGAAAAATATGTATAGTACCTCCAACGATGATATCGATGGATTGGATACGAGCATAGATTGGAAGAACACGGACGATAACTCCTATGACGGAGAGAAGCTAAGGCTATTGGTTCACGACGAGTCGGGCAAGTGGATTAAGCCAAATAATATATTAAATAATTGGAGGGTAACAAAGACCTGCCTAAGATTGGGTAGCAGGGTTATCGGAAAGTGTATGATGGGTTCTACCTCAAATGCATTGGCAAAGGGTGGAGATAACTTCAAGAAGCTTTACGAGGACTCAGATATAAATAAGAGGAGTGCAAACGGACAGACCAAGAGCGGACTCTACGCCTTATTCATTCCTATGGAGTGGAATATGGAGGGATTCATTGATAGGTATGGTATGCCTGTGTTCTACGCCCCCGAAGAGCCGATTGAAGGGATTAGCGGGGATATGATATCTCAGGGCGCTATAACGTATTGGGAGAATGAGGTGGATGCTATGAAGAGCGATGCCGATGCATTGAATGAGTTCTACAGGCAGTACCCAAGAACGGAGTCACACGCATTCAGGGACGAGAGTAAGATGTCACTGTTTAACCTGACCAAGATATATCAACAGATTGATTATAACGATACGCTAATAAAGGAGCATCATCTGACAAGGGGTTCGTTCTCTTGGAAGGATGGCGTAAAGGATACAACGGTGGTGTTCTCGCCAAATAATAATGGCAGGTTCTTGATATCTTGGAATCCAAAGCCACAGATGCAGAACAGGTTCATCATTAAGAATGGAATAAAGTACCCGCTAAATGACCACCTTGGGGCATTTGGGTGTGACAGCTATGACATATCGGGTGTGGTTGGTGGTGGCGGCTCTAACGGAGCGCTGCACGGACTAACGGGATACCATATGGATGAAGCGCCTGTGAACACATTCTTCTTGGAGTATGTCGCAAGGCCTCAGACGGCTGAGATATTTTACGAGGAGGTGCTGATGGCGTGCATATTCTACGGTATGCCAATTTTGATAGAGAACAACAAGCCAAGACTGCTTTACCACTTCAAGAATAGGGGCTACAGAGGGTACTGTATGAACAGACCCGATAAGACCTATACGAACCTCTCTAAGACCGAAAGAGAGCTTGGTGGCATACCTAACTCAAGCGAAGATATTAAGCAGGCCCACGCCTCTGCAATTGAGTCGTACATAGAAAAGTATGTGGGGATGGATATGGATGGTACGTACAGAGAGGCGGGCGATATGGGCGATATGATATTCACAAGGACGCTAGAGGATTGGGCAAGGTTTGATATATCGGATAGGACAAAGCACGACGCATCCATTAGTTCGGGGCTTGCTATTATGGCAACTCAAAAAAACTTATATTTACCTGAGAAAAAAGAGTCGAAAATAAAGATTAACTTTGCAAAATACAGTAATACAGGTACAATAAGTGAAATAATTAGATGAAAGATGTAAAAATAAATATCACATCCGCAGGATTTCCAAGCCAATTTGTTTCGGATAAAGAAAAGGCTTCGGAAGAATTTGGATTACAAATAGGCCAAGCCATTCAGTACGAGTGGTTCAAGAAGGATAGCAGTGGATGTAGATTTTATAGTCAATGGAAGGATTTTCACAGATTAAGATTGTACGCAAGGGGCGAGCAGTCCGTTGCTAAGTATAAGAACGAGCTATCTATCGATGGCGATTTATCTTATTTGAATTTAGATTGGACACCTATACCAATTCTACCTAAATTTATCGATATCGTTGTAAACGGTATGTCAGATAGATTATTTAAGGTTAAGGCATACGCACAGGATGCGATGTCTCAGGAGCATAGGAGTGCTTACCAAGATATGATTGAGGGGCAGATGGTGGCAAAGCCAATTTTGCAAACAATTATGGATAAGACGGGCGCTAATCCATTTGTCACAGACCCCGCAGATTTACCAAACACAGACGAGGAGTTAGCGCTGTATATGCAGCTTAACTATAAGCCTGCGATTGAGATAGCGGAGGAGACGGCTATCAATACAATATTTGAGGCAAACCACTACGACGATATCCGTAAAAGAGTTGACTACGACCAAACGGTTATAGGTATAGGTATTGCAAAGCACGAGTTCTTGAAGGGAGATGGCGTTAGGATATCTTACGTAGACCCCGCAAGTGTTATTTATAGTTATACCGAAGACCCATTCTTTAAGGATTGTTTCTATTGGGGCGAGATAAAGACCGTTCCGATTAATGAATTAAAAAAGATTGACCCAACGCTAACCAATGCTGATTTGGAAGAGATTTCAAATTACAGTCAGAGTTGGTGGGATTACTACAACGTAGCACAGTTCTATAACAACGATATATTCTTTAAGGATACCACTACTTTATTGTACTTTAACTATAAGACCACAAAGGATATAGTTTACAAAAAGAAAACTTCTGACACAGGAAACATCAAGATGATTGAGAAGGATGACACGTTCAACCCACCTCAGGAGATGATGGATGATGGAAACTTCGAGAAGGTGTCAAAGACAATTGACGTATGGTACGAGGGCATAATGGTTATGGGAACTAACTTTTTAATTAAGTGGGAGATGGCCGAGAATATGGTTAGACCAAAGTCTGCCACTCAGCACGCAATGCCAAACTACGTAGCCTGTGCGCCAAGGATGTACAAGGGCGTTATCGAGTCTCTAACAAGAAGGATGATTCCTTTTGCTGATTTGATTCAGATAACCCACCTAAAGTTACAGCAGGTAATATCTAAGGTAGTGCCTGACGGTGTATTTATTGATGCCGATGGATTAAACGAGGTTGACTTGGGAACAGGCGCAGCCTATAACCCTGAGGATGCACTAAGACTATACTTCCAAACGGGTAGCGTTATCGGAAGAAGCTTTACGCAGGATGGAGACTTTAACAATGCAAGAGTTCCAATCACACAGCTAACATCAAACTCAGGCGCTTCTAAGACTCAGATGCTGCTATCAAACTATAACCACTACCTAAGTCAGATTAGGCAGGTTACGGGATTGAATGAGGCAAGGGATGGAAGTACGCCTGACCCAAATGCATTGGTTGGTGTACAGAAGTTAGCGGCATTAAATTCAAATACAGCTACAAGGCACATCCTTGAGAGTAGCCTGTACATATACAGAACATTAGCGGAGGCGTTAACCTACAGGATATCTGATATCCTTGAGTACGCTGACTTTAGGGATGAGTTTACAAACCAAATAGGTAAGTACAACGTAAATATACTAAACAGCATCAAAGACCTATACATATATGACTTTGGTATCTTTATAGAGGTATCACCTGACGAGGAGCAAAAGGCACAGCTTGAGCAGAATATTCAGATAGCTCTAACTAAGGGAGACATTAACCTTGAGGATGCGATAGATATCAGAGAGATTAAAAACATAAAGGTAGCGAATCAGTTACTAAAGCTTAAGCGTAAGTCTAAGCAGGACAGAGAAGAGAAGATGGCTATGCAGACTCAGGCTATGCAGGCACAGATTCAGGCTCAGTCCCAACAGATGGCTGCTGAGATGTCTATGCAAAAGCAGCAGGCAGAGATACAGGGCAAGATGCAGCTTAAGCAGGCTGAGATTTCATTTGACATTGAGAAGATGAAGATAGAGGCTCAGTTGAAGGCTCAGTTGATGCAGCAGGAGTTTAATCTTAGTATGCAGCTAAATGGTATGGATATGGCATCTCTGCAAGCAAGAGAGACAGAAAAGGAAAAGGCTAAGTCAGACAGGATAGCGCTTCAGAATACGCAGCAGTCAAAGTTGATAAACCAAAGAAAAAACAATTTGCCGCCTATGACGTTTGAGTCGAATGAAGATAGTTTAGATGGTTTTGATTTGGCGCAATTTAATCCAAGATAGACAAGAAAAATATATTAATATATTTCACTAACTTTGCAAATAATTTAATTTAATATGAGTTTTACAGTAAAATCGGTTGGAACAGCAGTTGAGAAATCATCGCAGGAGATAGAGCAAGAGTTGCTTAACAAACACGAAGAGCAAAATATTGCTACAGAAACTACAGCTGAGACAGTAGTAAATACTGCAGTTGTTCCTGAGAAAATGGAGATGAAGGATGAGGACGTTCTTTCATATATTGAGAAGAGGTACGGTAAGCAGATTAACTCTATAGAGGAGTTGACAAGGGAAAGACAAGAGGCTGAGGCCCTTCCTGAGGATGTTGCTGCTTACTTTAAGTATAAAAAAGAAACGGGTAGAGGGATTGAGGATTTTGTCAAGTTGAATAAAAATCTAAATGACCTAACGCCTGATAAGATACTAAGAGACTATCTTGTAGCGACAGAGAAGGGTTTGGATAATGAGGATATCGATTCTATTATGGAGGGGTATTCTTACGATGAAGAACTTGACGATGACCAAACAGTCAAGAAAGTTAAATTAGAAAAAAAGAAAATGGTCGCTAAAGCCAAAGAGTATTTTGAATCTGAAAAGGAAAAGTATAAAATACCTACTGAGTCAGTGGGTAAAACAATTTCTGATGAGGATACAAAACAGTTAGAGGAGTATAAGCGATACATTCAAGAGTCGGTGTCTTTAAGTGAGCAAAACCAACGCAGAGAGCAATGGTATCAACAAAAGACAAGTGAGGTTTTTGGGAGTGAGTTCAAAGGTTTTGAGTTTAGTCTTGAGGATAACAAACTTGTTTATGTGCCTGCAGATGCAGCGGAACTTAAAAAAATCCACAGCGACCCATCAAACTTCAGCAAGAAGTTTATTGGCGAGGATGGTCTGTTAAAAGACCCTGTTGGATATCACAAGGCATTGGCGGTAGCGATGAATCCTGAAAAGTTTGCTAAGTTCTTTTATGAGCAAGGTAAATCAGAGGCGGTTGATGATGTGATGCGCAAGACTAAAAATGTAAATATGTCTACGCGTCAAGCACCACAAAGCACTTCGGTTGGAGGAACGCAGATAAGAGCTGTAGACCAAGACTCAGGTCGTAGTCTACGAATTAAAAGCAAAAGTAAAAATTAAAAAAACAAAAAAATGGCCGTACAATCAGTACCTGGATTTGCGTTGCAGCCGAGTGCGCAACAAGTCCCACTAAAAACAAACTACATTACCAACTTCGACTTCTTGAGTCAGTATCTTCCTGATACCTACGAAAAAGAATTTGAAAGATATGGTAATAGAACAATTTCTTCTTTCCTACGTATGGTAGGAGCTGAAATGCCCTCTAACTCTGACCTAATCAAATGGGCAGAACAAGGTCGTCTACACGTTAAGTACACAAACTGTACTACAACTGTATTAACAACTGCTGACACTGCTGTGTTTACGGTTAACGATACCTTGATTCCTGCATTTGTTAGTGCTGCGAGTGGTTCAATCGCTATCAGAGTAGGACAAACTGTTATGCTTACAGCAAACGCAGGTGGTTCTAACTACAAAGCAATTGTTACCGCAGTTGACACAGCTTTGAAAACTTTCACAGTAGCATTCTACAACGCTTCAGGTATTACCAACTCTTCTGCAGGTAATATCTACACCGTATTCATTTATGGTTCTGAGTTCAAGAAAGGTACTAACGGAATGGTTGGTTCTTTAGAGGCTGACGATGAGATTTTTGATAACTCTCCAATCATCATCAAAGACAAGTATTCAGTATCAGGTTCTGATATGGCTCAAATCGGTTGGGTTGAAGTAACAACTGAGAATGGTGCTACAGGATTCTTGTGGTACTTGAAGTCTGAACACGAAACTCGTTTACGTTTTGATGACTACTTAGAAACCGCAATGATTGAAGCTGTTCCTGCTGAAGTAGGTTCAGGTGCAATTGCTACTACAGGTGATGTAGGAAACAAAGGTTCTAAAGGTATCTTCTACACAGTTAACGAAAGAGGTAACGTGTGGGGTGCAGGTTTCCCTGTATCTTTACCTGATTTTGATACCATTGTTTCTCGTTTAGATAAGCAAGGTGCAATTGAGGAGAACGTAATTTTCGTAGACAGAGCGTTTAGCTTTGGCATCGATGATATGTTAGCTACATTGAATGGTTACAATGGTTCAGGTGTTGCAAGTTCAGCATCATTTGGTCTATTCGAGAACGACATAAATATGGCGTTGAACTTAGGTTTCTCAGGATTCCGTAGAGGTTATGATTTCTACAAATCTGATTGGAAATACCTAAACGACCCAACTATGCGTGGTGGTCTTCCGACCTCTGCAGGTTCAGGTAAGGTAAGTGGTTTATTAGTTCCTGCTGGTTCTACAACTGTATACGACCAAATCTTAGGCAAAAACGCTAAGAGACCGTTCTTACACGTTAGATACCGTGCATCAGAAACTGAAAACAGACGCTACAAGACTTGGATTACAGGTTCTGCGGGTGGAGCTGAAACAAGTGACCTTGATGCAATGGAGGTAAACTTCTTGTCAGAAAGAGCAGTTTGTACATTAGGAGCTAATAACTTCTTCTTGTTCCAAAGCTAATACTATACTTAATTGGAGGTGTGTCTTTGAAGACACACTTCCTTTTTTTAATTTTAATTATATCAAATGAAAAAACAAACAATCAGTGTAGATAAAGTCTACAAATTAACGAAGTCTGAAGCGCCACTATCTTTTATGATACCAACAAGGCACACAGCACAGTTCCCTTTATTGTATTTCGATGAAGAGACAAACACCAACAGGACATTACGCTACGCAAGAAATCAAAAGTCACCTTTTGAGGAGGAGCAGGATGGTAATGTTATCTTAGAACCAATTATCTTTGAGGATGGTTTCTTATCAGTTCCTCGCACAAACCCTATACTGCAACAGTTCTTGTATTACCACCCACTAAACGGAATAAAATTCGTTGAGGTTGATAACGAGAAGGATGCAGCCGTAGAGGTAGAAAGATTAAACCACGAGGTTGATGCGCTTATCGCTGCAAGGGAGATGAACATTGAACAGGTTGAGATGGTATCAAGGGTATTATTTAACAGAGACGTGACCAAGGTTACAACGGCTGAGTTAAAAAGAGATATCTTGGTATACGCTAAGAATAGCCCACATCAATTCTTGGATATCGTTAACGACCCAAGCTTAAAGCTTCAGTCAACGGTGACATTATTCTTTGATAAGGGGTTATTGACATTTAGAAAGAGCCAAAAAGAAGTTTGGTTTAACACTAATACCAATAAAACAAAATTATTGAACATTCCATTTGGAGAGGATGCATACTCAATTGTAGCATCATTCTTCCAATCAGATGATGGCTTAGAGAGCTATAAAATACTCGAAAAGTTATTGTAATATAAACATTAAATTTAGAACCTCTTATTTAGTTATAAGGGGTTCTTTTTTTTTATTATCTTTGTAGAAAGGTTTACAAATGATAAATTCAGTCAGAGCAACAGTATTATCTATATTAAATAAAAATAACTATGGGTATATTTCTCCATCAGATTTCAATTTGTTTGCGAAGCAAGCTCAGTTAGATATATTTATAGGATACTTCCCAAGGTATAATTACCAAATAAATAAAGAAAACTCAAGACTTCAAGGAACAGGTTACTCTGATATCAAGAAAGTTATGGAGGATATTGAGTTCTTCTCTATATCGGATGCATTAGTTCTTAATGCAAATAGTCCATTGGCGAGTAATTCATACTTTATGCCATCCACATCGACCACGGGTTCTGAGTACTATACAATTGGAAAGATGTTGATATACTCAACAAATAAAGTTAATGGAATAAGCACAGCTATCGATGTTAGTGATTTAGTATTAATTGATTCTTTAGGAGCATTTATAGCAAATGGTGTTGCGGCAGGTGATATAATAGCATTTATTAGGGGTGGTATAACTCAGTATGTAACAGTGGTAACGGTCAATAGCTCAATAGCTATAACTACGACGCAGAGTAATATAACAGCTACTCCTTGGGATTCTGTAGGTATTAGTTACAGCATATATTCACCATCGCTACAGGAGGCAGAGAAAGTTTCTTTAAATAAGATTACTATCTTGAATAACTCACTAATAGCAAAACCAACATTAACCTATCCTGCGTATGCAGAGGAGGAGTTTATAATGACACCTTACCCTGCAACAATTAACCATATAGGTCAAGTTCTTTGTCAGTACATTAGGTATCCAAAAGACCCTAAGTGGACATTCATTACATTGGTAAATGGAGAGCCTGCGTTTGACCAATCTCAACCTGACTATCAAGATTTTGAATTGCCACTTGAGGAAGAGCCTACATTGGTAAATAAAATATTACAACTTGCGGGTATGTCTATCAGAGAGATTGCTGCAGTTCAATTTGGACAGGCGCAAGAGCAAGCTAACGCACAACAACAACAATAATTATGGCATATATATCACAGTATCAATACTACGAAAATGGTGGAGCGTCTCCAATCGATGCCAATTGGGGGTCGTTTCAATACGTATCGCTATATGATATCGTTAATAATTTTATGCTTATCTACTCAGGCAATCATAACTTAGTTAATAACGAAGAGAGATTTAAGATTCTATTCCACGCAAAGAGAGCTATACAAGAGCTAAACTACGATGCCTTTAAAGAGATTAAGGTGTTAGAGTTGAGCGTTGATGACCAATTAAGGTATATCCTTCCAAGTGATTTTGTGAATTGGGTTAGGATATCAATTGAAAGAGAAGGGATACTACATCCACTAAGTGAAAATATTCAGACCAATTGGTCAAGGGCCTACTTACAGGACAATACAGGGACAATTTTATTTGATATTGATGGTAATGCACTATCTCCTGCATTCTCTGAATTAGATTATCAGAGAATATTTGGAATGGGTCTAAGTATCTACCTAAATGGTGGCTCACCATATAATGGAACTTTGGGATA